GATTTCAAATTTTGCTGTTGATGTTCAAGAGCAGTTAAACAAAGAAGCTGCAATTAAAATTAAAGGACAGAAACCTGAATTCAACCAAGACAGGGTGAATGGCCTTGTAAACAAGATATCAGCAGCAGAAGATTTCGATACTGTTAAGTGGGTATTAGGAGAACCGATCGTAAATTTTAGTCAAAGTGTTGTTGATGATGTTATTAAAGCAAATGTAGATTTTCATGCGAAATCTGGGTTAAGGCCAAGAGTTAACAGAACCTTAGTAGGACATGCTTGTGATTGGTGTAAAAGTTTAGCTGGCTCATTTGATTATTATGATTTACCAGATGATATTTATCGAAGGCATGAAAGGTGTAAATGTATAGTTGAATATAAACCGGGTGATGGTCGAAAACAAAATGTATGGTCAAAAGCTTGGACTGATCCACAAAAGGAACAGAAAATTCAAGCTAGAAAAAATATAAATTTGAGAAAGGATGCGTGATCCAATATCTCCCAGCGACAGGGTTATCATGCATGATCGAGATTGAAAGGGGATAGTTTATGACTACTCAATCGGTAATTATTCCATATGATAGATCTGTATCTCAAAGAGCGATTGAAAGATATCAAAGAACTGGTCGCAATTGTTATGATTGGCAAATTAGTATGCTTGAACCTATCTTGGCTATTGATGAAGATAATTTATGGGTTCATCAAAAGTTTGGTTTCTCAATTCCGCGAAGAAACGGTAAAACCGAGGTTATTTACATTATTGAGTTAGATGCTTTAGAAGAAGGATTAAGTATTTTGCATACGGCTCACAGAATCAGTACGTCTCACGCTTCATATGAACAAGTAAAAAAATTACTTGAAGACACGGGATATATTGAGGGCGAAGACTTCAATTCAATCAAAGCTAAAGGTCAAGAACGATTGGAGCTATACTCAACTGGCGGCGTGATTCAATTCCGAACAAGAACATCTAGTGGTGGACTTGGGGAAGGATTTGACTTGCTTGTGATCGATGAAGCTCAAGAATACACTACTGAGCAAGAATCAGCATTGAAGTATACCGTGACAGACAGTCAAAACCCTATGACGATTATGTGTGGTACGCCACCAACTCCTGTATCTAGTGGTACCGTTTTTACAGGTTATCGAGATACTACGCTATTCGGTAAATCGAAATATTCTGGATGGGCCGAATGGTCAGTTGAGGATATGAAAGATATCCATGATGTCGAGGCTTGGTATAATTCCAATCCTTCATTGGGATATCATTTGACGGAACGAAAGATTGAAGCGGAACTTGGTGATGACAAACTTGATCACAACGTACAGCGTTTAGGATACTGGCCTAAGTACAATCAAAAATCTGCTATTTCTGCTAGGGATTGGACAAGGTTGAAAGTAGTAGCTCTGCCTGTATTGAAAGGACCGTTGTATGTTGGTATCAAGTATGGGAATGATGGACAGAATGTTGCAATGAGTATTGCAGTTAAAACTTTATCCGGAAAAATATTCGTTGAAGCAATTGATTGTGTGTCTGTAAGAAATGGCAATCAATGGATAATTAATTTCTTGAAAAAAGCTAACGTAAATGCAGTGGTCATTGACGGTGCTGGAGGTCAAAATATCCTAACTAAAGAAATGGAAGAGTTTAAAATTAAAGCGCCAATCCTTCCAAAAGTATCAGAAATCATTACTGCCAATTCATTATGGGAACAAGGGATATTTCAACAAACAATTTGCCACAAAGATCAGCCATCTCTAAGTTCAGTAGTTACGAACAGTGAGAAGCGCAATATCGGTAGCAACGGTGGATTTGGTTACAAATCGCAATTTGAAGATAGAGATATCTGTTTAATGGACAGTGCATTATTAGCACATTGGGCTTGTAGTATTAAAAAGCCCAAGAAAAAACAACAAAAAAGGTATTAGACGACTATTTAGCGGTAGTCGTTTTTTAATACGCAAAATTACCGAACTGCCGGGCAAGCAGGAGAAAGGAAGTTTGTATTATGACATTCAAAGCAATTGAAACACAAGAGGAACTGGACCGTATTATCCAGGAGCGATTGAATCGTGAAAAAGGAAAATTTGCTGATTACGATGAAATCAAAACACGTAATGCTGCATTAGAAACAGAAGTAGATGCATTGAAATCAACTATCGAGGAAACAAACACTGCCGCTAAGACTCATGAGCAAACAATAGCTGATCTAAATAAACAAATCACTGAAAAAGAAACAGTGAATTTGCGTACAAGAATTGCATTGCAAAACGGATTACCTATTGATTTAGCGGATCGTTTGATCGGTACTGATGAAGAAAGCATAAAAGCAGATGCAGAACGGTTAGCAGGTTTCGTAAGTAAGAAACAAACGCCGCCACCTTTGAAAAATACTGAAAAGAATTTGGATGAAGGCAAAGATGGCGCAATTAAAAATTTAATTGAAAATCTGAATTTAGAAGGAGAATAATATTATGCCAACATTATCAAAAGGAAGTTTATTTGATCCAGAATTAGTATCAGACCTTATCAACAAAGTGAAAGGAAAAAGTTCGCTGGTTACTTTATCTCAACAAAAACCAATTCCGTTTAACGGTCAAAAAGAATTCACTTTCACTATGGATTCTGAAATTGATATCGTTGCTGAAAATGGCAAAAAAACACACGGTGGAATTTCTATTGCACCTTTGACTATCGTACCAATCAAAGTTGAATATGGCGCTCGTATTTCTGATGAGTTCTTGTATGCTTCAGAGGCAGAACAAATTGATATCGTAAAATCATTTAATGATGGTTATGCTCGCAAACTTGCTCGTGGGCTAGATTTGATGGCATTCCACGGAATTAACCCACGTACTGGGGCAGCGTCAACAATTATCGGTAAGAATCATTTTGATGGAAAAGTAACACAAACAGTTGATTTTGATGGTACTGATCCAGATGCCAACATTGAAGCCGCTGCTTCATTAATCCAAGGAGCGGAAGGCGTAATCTCTGGAATGGCAATGGATCCCCAATTTTCATCTGCTTTATCTGCATACAAAGTTAACGGAGTGAAACAATTTCCTGAACTTGCTTGGGGTGCGAATCCTGGGGCTGTTCGTGGAATTCCGACAGATATCAACCGTACCGTTTCTAACGGTGGTGATGATTTAGTTGTAATTGGAGATTTCGCTTCTATGTTCCAATGGGGATATGCAAAAGAAATTCCATTGGAAGTTATCAAGTATGGTGATCCGGATAATAGTGGCCAAGATTTGAAAGGTTACAACCAAGTGTATCTGCGTTCAGAAACTTACTTGGGTTGGGGAATCATGGACGGAAACAGCTTCGCGCGTGTGATCAAACCTGCAGGAGGCGGACAATAATGGAATATAAAAACACAAAAACAGGGGTTACTTTTAGCAGCCCCTGTGTTGTTTCTGGTGGCGATTGGGTATTGCTGAAAGATGAGCCAAAAACTGATGAAGAACCCAAAAAACTGAATGAAGAAGAAATTGAAAATACTATTGATGAAGCTGAAACGCCAGTAGTTGCCCAAGAAGAACAAGCCGATGAAAAAGAAGAACAAGTGGCTGGTTTAGAAGGTATTACTAAAAAGCAAATCATGCAAGAGTTAGACGCATTCGGAATTGAATACAATGCAGCATCTAAAAAAGCAGAATTGTATGAATTGATGATGTCGCAAGGGAAGTGATCTGAATGACAGCTTTTGCAACTATTGAAGATCTAACAAGTCTCTGGCGTGCGCTTAAACCAGCAGAAACCACCCGTGCTAATGAATTGCTGGAAATTGTTTCTGATTCTTTGCGAATGGAAGCAGATAAAGTCGGTAAAGATTTAGACACCATGATCAGCATGAAACCTGATTACTTTCTGAATGTTGTTAAGTCGGTAACAGTTGATGTCGTAGCCAGAACGCTTATGACATCGACTGATCAGGAGCCAATGACTCAATATGCGGAAGGTGCGCTAGGTTATTCTGTATCTGGATCATATCTAGTTCCTGGTGGCGGCTTATTCATAAAGAATAGCGAATTAAGCCGCCTTGGTTTGAAACGGCAGCGGATGGGAGTGATTGAACCGTATGGCACTTTTGAAAGGCATAACAATCCAATTAGTGGGATTGGAGAAGACGGGTTCTGATCCTTTTGGAAATCCAATCTATGAAGAAAAGGATATTGATGTAAAAAATGTTCTTGTCAGTCCGACATCGACAGATGATATCGTTAATCAGCTCACGTTGACTGGCAAAAAAGCAGTATACACATTAGGCATTCCAAAAGGCGATACCCATGATTGGGAAGACAAGGAAGTAAAATTCTTTGGCAAACGCTGGAGGACCTTTGGTTTTCCTATCGAGGGTATCGAGGACCTAATACCACTTGATTGGCATAAGAAAGTGATGGTGGAGCGATATGGCTAACATGAAATTTAAGTTGAATCGTAGCGGTGTTGCTAGTTTGATGAAATCAGCTGAAATGCAAGGCGTTCTTGAAGAAAAGGCAACTGCTGTGCGTAATCGTGCTGGGGATGGATATAAACAAGATACGTTTGTCGGAAAGACCAGAGCAAATGCGATGGTTTATGCTGATACATATCAAGCGAAAAAGGACAACATGAAAAATAATACGTTGCTGAAGGCGGTGAGATAAATGATCGAAATTGTGATCAAGAATTTTCTGGATAGTCATTTGTCGGTGCCGTCTTTCTTAGAAAAGCAAGGAGAGATGCCAGAAAGCTACGTTCTTTTTGAAAAGACTGGTAGTGGAGAAAATAATCAAATTTCTTCTGCAACTTATGCTTTCCAAAGCTATGCACCTACTTTGTATAAAGCAGCTGTGTTAAATGCTGAATTAAAAGAAGTTTTAAAAGAGTTGATTACTCTTGATGAAGTTAGCAGAATCAAGTTGAACAGTGATTATAACTATACAGATACAACAACAAAAGAGTACCGATATCAAGCGGTTTATGATATCACTCACTTTTAGGAGGAATAAGAAATGGATCGAAAATTTAATGAAGTTTCAAGAAATGCTATTGCAGAAAAATTAGGTTGCACACCGGCACAAGTATATTGCGTCTGGCAATGTAAAACATTGCAAAATATCAAAGGTTTGTTTTCTAGTGATGTTGAAGCAGCTAAAGGCAAATACTATGAGTCTACATACAACGGAGACAAGGAAGAATTGTATTTAGATAGTTACACAAAAGATAGCAATGAATTAATCAAAGTGACTTTATAAGAAAGTAGCAAATAGGAGGAATAAAACATGTCAGATGCAAAAAATGTATCAACTGCGAAGCCCAAAGTAGGCGGAGCCATTTATTCAGCACCATTGGGAACGATAGTACCTAAGAATGCAAAAGAAGAATTAAATGCTACTTTTAAATCTTTAGGGTACATTTCAGAAGACGGATTGGTCAACTCAAATACTCCATCGAATGAAAATATTAAAGCATGGGGCGGTGATACTGTTGCTTCAGTACAGACTGAAAAAGAGGATACCTTCACTTACACCTTGATAGAAGCGACAAACGTCGATGTTCTCAAAGAAGTTTACGGATCAACGAACGTGACTGGTGATTTAGA